GCTACAGGTCCATCATAGGCACCATCACTTTCGTATCCGCGCAGCTCTTCTGAGAGCACATCGTTCATGGTCTTGATGGTCGCATTTTCAGCCGCCTGCGCATCCAGCTTTTGCTGTAGGGCGGCGTAGTCTTCGTAATAAACAAACTCTCCTTCAGGGTCGTTGTAGCAAATATCCTGTCGACCATAACCGCTAACCGAATGCCGTTTAACTTCACTCATCTTTATCTCCTGTGCCGCTGAGCGGCGAAATAGTTAGCGAGCCTTCTTCCGCTCTTCCCGAAAAGACAGCCGACACTGATACGCCATGCGGCGTACCGATTCGTATGAGCGATTAAGTTGTCGGGCTATGACTTTTGGCGGGGTGGTAGCTGCGAGGTCTTTTAACAGGCCGATTTCGATATATGTCCATCGGCGGCCGAGGCTTATTTGGTTGCCCCGGCGCTTATAGTCGGGAGTTTGCATTTCTACTCCTCGGGAGTTGGAGGCATGTCCTCTGGCATAACTTCATACTCTCCCGTGATAATGGAAGCATTGTCCTGTGGCACATCAGTCTCTGCTTTCTCATCGAGGTTAACGGCGCGCTGTAGCTCGATGCTGACGGGCAGATATTTAAACAGCCGACGGATAGCCGTTTTCTTTGCCATTTCTTCGTAGTGATCAACCCACGGCCCTTTGTCACCTGACTTACTGAGTGCGCGCACCTTATCGACTGCTGCCTTGCTCATCACTTCAAACTGCACGCCACCATCTTTGAGGCGGGCTACTGCGTAAACGTGGGTCAGGGCGCCGGGATTACCATCTTCGTTCGGCACGTGCTCCAGTTTCTCTTCGAGGCCGTATGCATAGCTGAACTTATCGTTTTCAAATACAGCGCGTGCCGACAGGCTGACTATCTGGCCTGAGCGGCGGGCAAGGTCGATCATCCCGCGATAGCCGATGATCAGCTGCGTTTCAGTGGCAACGGTGACCCACTGATTTCCCTGCTTCTGCCGCTTATCGAAAGGAAGCAGGTAAGCGTGCCCAAGCGCGCCGCCGTGCTCCAGACCGAGCTGGGCGCACTGCATAATGGCGCCGAGGAAAGACATCTGATCGCACTGCATGAGCTTTGGCGTTTTACGTAGCTCGGTCATCGCGATGCGAGCCAGTCGGTCGGCCGTCATATGCTTAGGCAGGGCGAGCGCAATCTGCGCCTTGGTGTTCGGGTCAGCCATAAGCTGAGTCAGAGTTTTTGGCTTACGGTCCTGCGCAGGCGCGACGTCGCCTCCGGTCGCTGCGGATTTAAGTGCTGCTGATGACATTTGAGAGTCCTTATTTGATGCGGAAAACGCGCGATTTCATGGTGGTTTTGAATGCGTCGTACAGCTCAGGGTGAGCATCTTTAAACGCAGCAATATTGAAACGGGTAGAGTTCTGAGTGCGCCAGGTAGCCAGCTGCTTCCCTTCGAGGCTGATAAACGAATTCTGCTGCATGAAGAGCTTCAGCTTTTGCTCCGCGAACTCGATTTCGTCCGTGATTTCTTTCCGGCGCGCCTGTAACTCCCTGAGCTGAAGAATGGCGTCCAGCGCCTTTCCATCAGCTTCAATACCCGTTCCGGCGTCCCTGTCGAAGATGCGCATCACGTCACTTACTGCCGTGACCGGCGGCGGCGACAGGGTGCTAACCATCTCCCAGAACTGAATCTCCTTTTCCCTTATTGCGGCGATCGTCTCGTCGTCGCGTTCTACCCGGTAAACGCGAAAGTCATCAGCGCCAATCAGCACGCCAAAGACGCAGACTTTCTTTCCCGTCACCATCAACCCGTGCATAGCCTGAGCTGTGTAATGAACCGGAATCGCGTCCGTCTGCTGCTCCCCCCATTCGCGCGCTTTGAATGGGCTGCACGTCTTGATCTCGATGTTTTCCCCGCTCTCTGCCTCAGCATCTATTTCAGCGGCTATGAAGGGTAGTTCGGGATCAAGGTAGCGCTCTCCGCGCCGGGCAATTACCAGGCCTGTTTCTTCGGAGAGGAGGTCTATGACATACGGCTCCATCCTCTGGCCGCGGCTGAATATCTTCTGCTTGCCGGGTGAGGGAGGTTCTTTGCGTGGCTGCACCTTGTCGAGATAAACATCCAGCGGGGTGCGCCATGGCGAGATGCCGAGGATACCGGCGACATCGCTGCCGCCTAAATATTTGCTTCGGTCTAACTGACCAACTGATTGCATCATGCAGCCTCCATATTTCCATGCCTGCGACAGTAAATCCCGATCGCCATTTCCCGCTTCGCGACTTTCACCAGCGCATCACGCAGGAAATGCTCGGCGGCTTCGTACTGCTCATCGTCTTCGTCGACCATCTCGACCGCTGGATAATCGAAATGCTTCGGCAGGAACGAGCACAGCGCGGTCATCAGCGGGTTAATCTTGTGCTGGTCCATCATCGCGTCGACTTCTTCGCCGATGCGCTCTAAATCGGCCTCAGAGAGGTTTTTGATAATCTCTTCGACTTCCTGTTTTGCTCGCCATGAAAGTTTCACTGGTGCGCTCTCCGTAACAGCAGCATTGCCATAGCCCACTTGGCGCTGTCGCCGAACAGATGGGCCTCTCGTGAAAGCTCCTGCGCTTTCTGGAAATAGCGAATCTTCATAACGGGTCACCTTTTTCACAGAGGGTTTTGGCAATGCGGATAAGCAGCTCAATAAGAGGGTTGCGTTTGGTTTCGTTGTTTAACTGGGTGAAGCCCACGATGGCCCCACCCGCGACGGCATAGTTCATCGGGGTTCCTTATGAATTAGTTGATTTGGCGTTGACGTAAAAAAGCCAGCGCTAGGCTGGCAAGGAGTGTGTCGTAGTTATCTCGCACCGATGTGCGCTTGGTGACTAGCACCGAAATGCCCTCAGTGAGGGCATTGCGCTGCTATTTTCCTACTGCAGCGATCTCTTCCTCGGTGAATCCCGCTTCACGCATTTTCCCGATGACTCTTTTGCGCTCTTCGTTAGCGGCGCGCACCAGTTTGTCGGTGGCATTTTCAATCTCGATTCTTCCTGGAACATGCCACCGCCCATTTACCTTTACCGCCCAAGCTCTCTGAACTGGACAGTCACTACCCATCACGTATTTACCTTTTCCTAGCCGAGCAGCTGTCTCTTCATGCCAGCAAACGTGAAGCACTACCTGTTCACCTCGACCATCCGTCAGGTTTTCATTGGTCAGGGTCAGCCATACCGGTTTCTCTTCTGTAATTTCCAGTCTCGAATCCATATCTCTCTCCTTGCGGTTACTGGCCCAATGCCTTCGATAGCGCAGCCTCTGCTTTTTCCATCATGGCCCGATGCTTCGGCGGCGCACTTTCATCGACATCCATTTCATACTGCCGCATGGCTGCGACGACATCCTGAAGCGCCTCTAACATATCAGGAGCCGCGGCTATCAGGTTGGCATCAGCTTCCTGATGCTCCTGTTTTCCATTGAACTCAACCCATGCTACCGGGAATATCATGCCGTATGACTGATCGTCATGCTTGCTGATTGGGCCGATACTTCTGTCAGTCTTCGATGCAACCCAAGGCCCTCTGGTGCCCTTAAATCCTTCCATCTCATCCCCTCGCTAAATAACGAGCCCACATAAGCACGACCATCACTATCCAGCAGATAATCCAGTCTGTGTTGCTCATGTTGGCTCCAGTAAAAAGGCCGCCTAAGCGACCTGCCTGAATTCATTCTCTTCACACCAACGCTTAGCGCCGTTTATTCCAGCCATCTGAATCTGGCAAACACCTTCCCGCACAACATCAAAGCATCCGGCGCGGTAATAAATATCGAAACCGCAATGTGAGGTTACTTTTCGCTCTGCTTCGTAAAAGGCTGTCCCATAACCTTTGCCGCCTTTGTGCCACGGGTTTTGATAAATACTCATGCCGTTATCTCGCCGTTACGATGTCTTTAGATTTGCGATCAACTGCTGTGCAGTTCGATCGTCTTCCCACTCCGATACTGCAACGTGCTTTTCTTCAAGAGTCTTCATCAGCGCCTCACGCTTTTCTCGTGGTAATGAGGTGAACATCGCTGAAATACATCCTGATATGCCTCCGCTGCACTCTGATGTGATTCCATTAGCCCAAAACTTCACTTTCGCGCTGTAATCGGGTTTTTTGTTGCTAGCCATACATCACCTCAAATAAGTGGAATCGATTTGCCGCGCATCTTCTGCACTGCGTGAATCTGACGGCCAGCTTCGTTGCTGACCTTCTGGTATTTGGTGCTGATACGGTGCTCTACGTACATCGATGCTCCCGCCAGAATCTGCTTGTGATACTCGGTCTCTGTTTCTACTGCCTTGATTACGCGGTCAGCTGGTTTGCGATTCAGCGTCAGAATCGGCCGGCAAGTCGGTTTAGCTTTCACGCCAACCAACAGGGGGTTGGCATCTTTCCATTCAGCCTGCTTTTCAGCACGAGCTGCACGGCGACGTTCTTGTGCGTTCATGTCATTCTCCTGTCAGTTAGCTTTGGCTGAGCGTTGTCACTCACCAAAGCTTGCTGCTTTGAATGTTTGCGCTTTTTCAGCGCCTCATGTTAAGGAGCGGCGGGACTCAATTCCGTGTCCCTTTACTGCTTCAGCGTCGTGACGATGGATTTAATTTATCTCAAAGATAAACATTGGTAAATAGCTATGTGATAAATAATTTAGCATTAAAGGTCGATTTTAAGATAAATAATTGTCTGGTAAGGATAAAAAAATTTACCAGATTTACTTTAGACGAAAAAAAACCAGCTCAAGGCTGGTTCTTTCGGATGGAGGGGGGGCGGATTAGCCGAGGCGGGTGTAGTTCATTTCCCATTTGCCGACAACGAACCCCTGGATGTGAAGCTGCTCTTCTTCGTCAGAGCTGATCTCCCATTTTTCGTAGGTCTTGTTGTCGCTGATCACAACCAGTCTGTCTTTTAGCTTCTGGAGTCGCTTAATGTGGACACTATCCCCATAAGAGAACGCGTAAATGCCATCGCTTACGAAGCGGCTGACAGTGACATCCAGTACCACCAACTCACCAGGCTCTACAGATCCCCTCATACTGTCGCCAACAGCAGTTGTTATCTTTAGAGAAGATGCAGGCCTGCCACCAAACATACGTTTTGCATATTCGGGGTCAACTTCAATTGATTGAATTATATCTGGATACTCACTATTCATCCTGCCTCCACCACAACTGAGCTCCACATCAAGTTGCTCTATCCTGTATGTATGATCAGTATAGTTTCTTGAAAGATTTTGCAAGCTGTAATTGTTAGCGTGCTCAGTTTTGCCTGGTTTGTCTACAAACCCGGCCTGAATAGTATCCATCCATCCTTTAGGCAAACCAAAAGATACCTCTGTCCGGCGCGCGAGCGTGTCCCCAATGTTGCGCACATGTTTAGTAGAAGTCACCTGACTCAACTGACTAGCAGTGATGCCAAGCTTCTCCGCGAAATCAGCCTTAGTCAGACCCTGCGCGACATGCTCGTCAAGCAGAGTGCGCAGATTACTGCGTCTTATGTCTTTAGTTTCCATGCCTTAAATGATCTCACTGCTTAGCAGAATGATAAATATGCGCAAAGATAAATCCGCTTGCGCATAATTTAGCTTTGAGATAAACTTTGATTAATCTTCAACAAAAAGGGTAAAGCGAATGATCAACGACCTTCTTCGCTGGCGTCAGGAAGCCACTAAAGACGACTGGTCCAAGCTCGCTCAGCTCGCTAAGACATCCACTGGTTATCTCGACCAGATTGCATATGGATATCGCCGCGCATCTCCCCAGATGGCTGAGAGCATTGAGAACGGAACCAAAATCTTTAAGCGGCTTAAGTCAGTCTCAAAAGAGAAATTGGTTTTTGCAGAACTAAAAACCAAAGCAGCCTAAGCAGTATCCCGCTCCTTAACATCCCCGCCCTGAAAAAGGGCAGTAATCAAATAAACGATTCAATACGTGACTGCATTACGCACTGTCACGCAATTACTTACATCACAAGGAAATTATCCAACATGGACATTGCAAAACACAGCAAAAGGATTCGCGAGGTAGAAAGCGAAATGCGATCCCGCCTGGTAACTATGGGGCAGGGTAACTTCGCAAAGATGGCTGGATGGGCTGACTCGAAAGTAAGCCGCCTGAACATCCACGATATGGCAGTGACGTTCGTTCTTCTGGAGAAGGTCTGGGAGACGAGCCTGATAAAAGAAGTGGCAAGGCAGGCTGTAGAAGCTGTGATGCCAAATAAGCGAAAAGCCCCAACCGCTGGAACGGATGAGGCTTCTCAGATAACCATTGATTTTTAACTGGATCAATCAACAGGGGTAATTATGCACGAACCCGGTGACGAATACCAGGTGCTTACAGAAATGAAAGTGCCTGATTCATTCAAACAGCAAGGATTTGTTTACGTACTTAAAAACGAGTTCATGCCTGATGTTTACAAAATTGGTATGACGACCAACTGCCCAGACTTAAGGGCGAAGGAAATCTCATCAACTACAGGCGTTCCTACGCCTTTCACGGTCCTTACGGCTCATCATTCTAAAAATCCTAGAGCTGATGAGCGCATGATCCATGAAGCCTTTTCTAGGTTCCGCATCAGCGAAAAGCGCGAATTCTTTCGGCTTGATAAGGATGCGCTTTACAGCCTTCTAAACGAACTAAGAGCGCTTGTAGGTCCTGAGCGCAATGCAGATGTGGCTGAGCTTGCTCTGTACGATTCTCTCATATCTTTTCACAAAGAGGATGCCTTAGACCTCGAGGCGGAATTAATAGACTCCGGGCTGGGAGGCTATGTCGGGGAAAAGAGGTCAGCTACAAATTTTCTGATCCGACTGGGCATTAGTTATATGAAAAGCGTCATTGCACACAAGCAGGCCACCTTCGTCATTGACGGCGATGGAAAGGCATCACTGATAAAGAACCTAGAAACTCAATGGGAGGAATCACAACATGAGCAGTAATGTTCAGAAGGTTGATTTCACCAACCGTAAAATCTTACCAGATAAGCCAGGAGGTCAAGTGGCCGACCTTGATAACGGCTATCTGCGACTGGCTAATCAGATTCAGGATGCGCTTTGCAAAGTTGAATTGTCGGGGCGTGAATTCCGCGTTCTGAATTCAATTATCCGCCTGACATATGGATGGTCGAAAAAAGAGGACCGGATAACGAATAGCCTCATTGCTGACACAACCGATCTAAGCGTTAAGCACTCATCGGAAGCAGTGAACAACCTTGCAGAGCGTCAAATCCTGACTATGAGACGCATAGGGCAGACACGCTATATCGGAATCAATACAGACTTAGAAAAGTGGGCTTACAAGAAGCCGTTACCTGAGGTAACTACCCCTAAAAAAGGGGATGGCAAAACCATCCCCGAAAACAGGGATAACCATCCCCAGAATCAGGGATCACCATCCCCGAAAACGGGGAACACCAAAGACATTCTTCCAAAGACAGATAAAAAATTAAAACCCCCTAAATCCCCCAAGGGGGAATCGAAAGGTTTTGACCCATATTCGATAGCTGTCCCTGAATGGCTTAATCAGACTGCATGGTATGAATGGATTAAATACCGGGATGACTCCAAGAAGCCCATCAAGACAGAAATCACAGTGACTAAAGCCTTCGCAGTGCTGAAAGACTGTCTTGACGATGGGCACGATCCGGTAGACGTCATCAATTCCAGCATAGCGAACGGCTACCAAGGCCTGTTCAAACCGAAGTTTCCAATCCGCAAGCAACTGCCAGCGCAGCAACAACCCGCTCAGCACTGGAATGACCGCAAGGCATGGGAGAATGATTTCTTATGAGAAACCTCGTATCAGCAATTCAGAATCGTGATGCTAGTGCTCTGGCCCGACTGGCTGGCGACGGTCCTCAACCAGTTGATCGTGGCGTGCATGAAGGGGTAGAGCGACTAGTAGACGCCCTGTTCAACAACCTGAAGCAAGTATTCCCTGCGTCGGTAAGCACTGCATGGCGCAATCCTAACGATGAAGCAGCTGCAAAACGTCAGTGGATCGCGGCCTTCGCAGAGGACGGCATCAGCAGCAAACAGCAACTTTCTGCTGGCATGAAGCAGGCAAGATCAAGCGGTTCGCCGTTCCTCCCGTCACCAGGTCAGTTCATCGCGTGGTGCAAAGAGGGAACCTCACTGGCAGCGGGTTTACCAGACGAAGATTCACTGTACGACATGGTCATGACGTACTGCGCCCGCCGCGGGCTCTACCAGTCACCAGAAGCGTACCCTTGGGAAGCCAATTCCGATTACTGGATGGTAACTGGACTGTACAGCATGATGCGGGCGCAGGGGCTTAGTGAGCCTGAGCTGCGAATTAAATGCCGCGGCGAGCTTCGCAAGATGGCTGCACGAATTGAGGCTGGCGAACAAATTCCCCCGCCGCGCGCTCAGCTTGAAAAACTGCACATGCCGGTCAGTAACGAAAAGGCAATGGACAATGTCGCACGCCTCAAAGCACTCCTTAAGAAGGGGAAGGCGTCATGAGTGAGCGCACAAGAAACAGCTTTGAGCGATTTTATCGCAGTGTACACGGCGATAAGCACAGCATGGCCCGTTCTCATCTCGGCTATCAGGATGATTCGGTAGATCGCGCATTTTTCTTCTGGCTTGCAGGCCGGGAAGGAGCAAAGGCATGACACAGGTAACACAGCTGATTATCCGGCCCACACAGGACCAGACTCGCAACCTCGTGCGGGCAATAATCGACATCGCGAAAAAGCAACCGCCATCACACGAGGCCCTGCTGCACATCCGCACGCTGGCCGCTGAGGCGCTGGACATGATGAGCGATTCCCGTTCCGACAAAGGCGGCAAGAAAAAGGGTGGGTTCTGATGAAAATGAAATGCCCCTGCATCGAAGTTATCAGAAAGAAATATCTACTAAAGCAGGCTCTGCTGAAGAGAGGTTCCAATGAAAAAGCTAACCGCTGAGAAGTGCAGAGCGCTGATTTTAATCCTACATCGATGCAGAAATTTGCGAATCATCAGCACGAGAGAAGAGCGTTATCTCGAAGCTCTTGAGATTGCCCTGCCAGTACTTGAGCAGCAGGAAGCGAAAAAGCAGGTATCACTTCGTGAAGGCGTCGAGGCTATCCGCAAGAGCGTTGCTGAGTCAGGTGGGTATAACTTCGCGGCTTTGCGCGCAGAACAGGAAGGTAGTGTCGGACAATGCATCTGGTCTTATGACTACGGCGATAATTTTTGGTCGGCAGCATGCGGTGAAGCCTGGTGCTTTACTGACGGCGGCCCAGAGGAAAACAGGGTTAAGTTCTGTCAGGGCTGCGGGCGACCGATTGCGCTTGAGCGGCAGGAACGCGAGCGAGAGGAAGACTGACATGAGCTATCTGGTTATATGCGGCATCATTCTCAACGCCATCATTGCCACGGCATTAATTTATGCGCTCTGGATATCCATAATATTTCCAGCAGTTGAGGCCTTCAGTTTATGCCGCTGGTACAGCAGAATATTTAAGCACCACCCTAGCATCAGACCTGAATGGTCCTGGTTAGGGTGTTGGTGGCATAACTTCCACTTCATGGGCAGAGATTTTGATTCTACCGGTAGCAAATACGGAACATGGCGAGGCGTGGGTAACTGGATTGTGTTTCTGGAACGCGAGCGAGGAGAGGATGTATGAGGCTCAGGGTTTGTGAAACTAAATGGGCCAATTATTTCCCCCAAGAAAGGCCGCTAAATGGCAGGAGGCTAAAGGTATGGGCAGAGCATGGCCGATTTCTTGGCGAAGGGCTGGGAACTGAGCGCCGTAAAACTGGAAATGGAATATTCGCTGCTGGAAAACACTTTGATTCCAATTACATTCTGCACTGGATTTACGACGATGAACCGGAGATGCATGAGCGACAAAGATGAGCTGGAGCGGCAGAGGTTTGAGCAGAGCTGGTTAAAACGTGGTGGTGAGACAACAGATTTAGGCCGGTTCCCGCATGGTCACGTTGAGGCAGGCTCAGGAAATGTTGGTGGTAGTTACGTTTGTGACATCGTACAGGGCCACTGGCAGACATGGCAGGCAGCCTTAAGCAGCAAGCAGGAGAGGGAATGACATGTGGTATTTACTTCTTGGAGTTTTTATCGGCTTTGTTGCGGGAGTGAATCTGGTTATCTGGCGGGCATATCGTGGTGACATCGAAATAAGCACACCGAAAAGAAATCAGGAGGAAGCATGACCAGCAGAGAGCAGTTTGAAGCGTGGTTCCCGGAAATGGTAAATGGCCTGCCAGCAGGAATTGTCGAGGTATTCGATAGGATGCTTTTTACGGCATGGGAAGCATCCCGCTCCACTATCGAGTTGGATATCGACTGGCCTGAAGCCAATGACGATTACTGGAAAGATGGCGAAGAAGGTGCGTACGCCCGAGGCCATGAAGACGGTAAAGACAAAACCTCGCTGGCAGTGCGTAAGGCATTAAACGACGCAGGGCTAAAGGTGAAACTATGACATACATCGCTGAGTTATTTTCAGGGCTGCTATCACTGGCGGCCCTTTTTATTGGGCTTCGTGAAATGGTCAGGAGGGGAGTGTGAAGGATATCAGCATTAGCGAATGGATGATGATTGGCCTGATGGTTATCGGCTACCTGTTCATCATCATAAAAGCCTTTGAGTGGTTTGTTCTGGTGCTGGCTAAGCAGTGGGATAAGCGACGCAAAGACACGCGCAGGCAGAAGGCGATTAACGAGCTATACGACGCCTTTGAGCTGAACAAGCTAAAGGATGACAGCACGATGCGGGTGGCAACCAAAGGCGACCTGAATATCTTCATGTACCGTAGAGAAAGGCGATGAACAACGTAATCCCCCTAAAACGTCCTGAGCACGTCATATCAGACGCTGAACTGGATAGGCTGGCTAGCGACCTTGCTGTAATCGCTACGCGTTACGCAGGTTTCATGTCACTTCCTGCTGCTATCCGCAAAACCCTGAGCGATGCACTGAAGAGAGACAAGCGCGATGGAGAAGACCAAATTCCTCCTGCGGGATAATCGCATCCGGCAGAACCTCAAAGAATTTATCGACTCCCTCCCCACCGACGAACACCGCCCCATCGAAATCACCATCAGTGACTCAAAACGCACTCTACCGCAGAACGATATGTTCCATGCGTTGTGCGCTGACGTCCAGCACCAGGCGGTTTGGCAGGGCATGAAATTGCAATTAGTTGACTGGAAAGCACTATTCGTTTCAGGGCATGCAATAGCTACAGGAAATCCGGGGCAAGTAGTACCAGGGCTTGAAGGTGAGTTTTGCAGCATACGCGAGAGCACTTCACAGATGGGCGTGAAGCGTATGACGAGTTTAATTGAGTACTCCACTGCATGGGCTGTCGGAAACGGCGTGAAGCTCCGTGAGGTGCGTTACTCAGGCGATTATTTCGGGAGAGCAGCATGAAAGAACCAATCGGTTTAGCAGCAAGAGTCGAAATGCTTCGTGAGCTTCTGTCAAAAGAGGGATCACTAAAAACCAGCGAAATCAGAATTTACTTCGCCAGCTTGGGCGTCAGCGATAAGTGCATCATGCACACCACTCACCACGCCTACAAATACGGCATCACGCACCGCAGGAAAAACTACGGAACTAACGGTTATGAATACCGCCTCGCCAGCAAATATCCGCGCTGGGGAACTCGATATGAGGCAGAAGAGCAGGCAGCGCGTCGCAACGTGGTCACTACGTGTAAGCGAAAGAGCCAGGTATATCAGCTGGACCAGCTGCTGAAATCTGCGAGAGGTGGACATGCGACGGCAAATTAGCATCACTTTCTTAGCCTGTGAACACGCCAAACTGAAGTATCCCCGCCAGAAACGCCGCCGCCACAAAATCCCGAACGAATCCGAAGTGACGACCTGCAATTACGTTGCACGGTTGCGCCGGGCTGTGGCCGACAGAATGAGGAAATCGAGATGAATTACAGCAAATGGAGTGATACTGAAATCGCAAGAGCTGTAGCGCTGCACATTTCAGAGGATGGACTTTCTTGCATCGGCGCTTCTGGAAAGGCTCTCATTCATGAATACGCAAGCGGCTTGTGCATTGGATGGAAAGAGTTCGATCCGTGCAACTCATGGGCTGATGCCGGACCGATTATTGAAAAGCACCTGATTTGCCTCGCAGCTGATGTGTTCGCAGAGCCTCAAGACGGTGGCAAGTGGGTCGCTCAGCCTGCATATGGCTGGGATAGCGAAAGGATTCGCCATGACAACCCACTTCGCGCTGCAATGGTTGTATTCCTCCAGACGAGGGAGAAGCCTGATGCGTGAACGCTGCCACCGCTGTTACACCATGCTCACCTCTGAAGACAGGTATCACTACACCATCAGGTGCGAAAACTGCCAATGCGATATGGAGTGGGAAGACCATGAAAGAGACCGGCTTATCAAATCAGCCCACTACAAATGGCGAACTGTCTGCTTTGCAGTGCGTTGGGTGTCCGGCGTTACTGGAGCCGGAAGAGACATATGCTTGCGACGCCTGCGCTGCAGGATGGATGCGAGACGCAAACTTCAACATGTGCGGAGGGGAAGGTAATGGCTGAGTTAAAAGCAGGTTGTCAGGCAATGATTATTGGCGGCTTCTACCGAACCAATGATGGAAAGTCAGTATTGGTAGCTGGATTTGTGCCAAACGGCTCTCAATTTACTTGGAATGGGCAGGTGTATGCCGAACCTGTGCCGATGGGAGATGCATGGCTAATTGCAGGTGATTTAGTTATCCGTGATGGCAATACCGGAGAAACCAAAAGACTGGATTTCGCATTGATGCCAGGAAAGTATCTGATGCCAATCGACGGAGACGACTTCCAGCACGAAGACGAGCGACAGAAGGAGCTAACCCATGGCTAAAGCACCCCGAAGGCGCTGTAAAAACCCGGACTGCCGCGAATGGTTCAATCCTGGCTTCCAGAATCAAACGTGGTGCAGCGCAGACTGCGGAACCGTAATCGCACTGGCTAAGCGGGAGAAAGACCGGCAGAAAGCGAAACAGGAGGCAGAGCGACGAAGAAGAGAAGAGACCCAGCAGGAAAAGCGCCACACCAAAATCCGCAAGTTATCAGTCCAACCCCTCAGTTACTTCCATAAACAAGCGCAGTCTGCCTTCAACGAATATATCCGCACCCGTGATGCCTCCGAACCATGCATCAGCTGCGGGCGATTCCATGAAGGGAAATATGACGCCGGACACTACCGCACTCGCGGCGCATCACCGGCCACGCGTTACGACGAAACCAACTGCCATAAGCAATGTGTTCCGTGTAACCAGCACCTGTCTGGCAACATCGAAAACTACACGCCAAACCTGATTAAAAAAATCGGGCAGGCCGCTTTCGAGCGTCTCATGGGGCCTCACCCGGTGAAGAAGTGGACGCGGGAAGAGCTGCAGGAGCTGGCCGCGCACTACCGGCAGAAAACCAGAGAGCTGATCAAGCAGAGGAGCGAAGCAGCATGAGCCTTGAAGCCACAATAAAATATCATTTTGCGAAAACAGCGAGCTTTGCCGGTATGCCGCCAGCAACAGCCTCGGAGTCACTTTCTGGTACCGACTATATGGCCGCGATGGGGATGACGCAGAGCCGCGCGCCGCTGGGTTATGCAGCCTTCATGGGGAAAGTGGGAGTAAGCGAGAACGACGCCGCACGCGCCGTATCCCTGTTAACTGATTTTGCACTGCAGACTTGCGATCGGGTTGCCGCCCTTCGCAAGCTTGAAACAGATATTAAACCAGCTGTGATGCAAGTGCTCGCAACTTACGCCTACCTCGATTACTGCCGCAGCGCCGCCAGCGTTAAGCCGTGCGAGTGCTGTAGCGCCACTGGCTTCATTGCCGCGGAAGTCGTGACAATGAAGTCGATGCTGTCCGGCGCCGGGCGTCGCGAAGTTCGTGAGCAGGTCCGGGTGCGCTGCAAAACATGCGCAGGCAAAGGTGTCGTCTCGTCGGCGTGCCGGGACTGTAACGGGCGAGGGCGCGCAGTGATGCGCAAAGAGACGGAGCTACAGGGTGTGCCGGTCATGGGCGACTGTAAGCGCTGCTGCGGGAGAGGGTATGAGCGCATCCCTTCTACTGAGGCTTACGGAGCGGTTTGCGGCATTACTGATGCCATCAGTCTGGACACATGGAAGAAGAGCGTAAAGCCGTTTTATGAAACTCTCATTGGCAAACTGGAAATTGAGGAGTCTTGGGCAAACGCAGCCCTGAATAAGGTCACTGCATAGCACGACATGAAATAGCCCATTAATTTTTAGCGGGCTATTTACTTTTCCCGAAACTGGGGATACGATTCCTAACAGTGAAAGCTACGTCTTGTTGTTGAGCGGCAACAAAACAAAGCAGCCCACAGCTTAAAGTGGGTACTAAAGCCCTGCGGATTCGCCATCTGCGAGGGCTTTTTTTATGCCAGTAAGATCATGTATGTTGTTTCCTTTTTTGACAAGGAAATCATTATGACTTGGCAAGGTATACCTTTCCCATTTGCAGAATTCTTAGCCGAAAACCATTCCTACCTTCAAATTGATAAATTACCGACAATCATTATTGATAGCGGTTTTCCTTGGGAAAATGTGCTTGGATCATTTATCGCGGCATGCATTCCAGCTTTTATTGCTTGGAAAACAATTAAAAACAGTAATGATTTAATTAAGAGTCAAATTTTATTGAGTGCTCATCAAAAGAAGATTGAGTTTTTGAGAGAACTTTTCGCCGATTACCTTACCAAGTTAGAATATGCACATCATAGCATCGACATATTGTTCGAATCATTTCCTGATGAAAAAGTGCCATATGGTGAGTTGATTAAGGTTATGGAGTTAAGCGCTGGCGCAATCTCTAGCTCAAATAAGATATTGATTACGCTAGGTAAATCTCACAAAAGATATGATGAGTGTCGCAAATTGATGAAGGCTTCAGAAAAAAAAATTGAAGAAGCTATTTCTAATCCAGAAGAAGGATTCGATGGCGAAACTGCTGTTGATGATGAAAAAAATAAGTTAATTGGCTTTCTTTCTGAACTGTTGGAAGAAGAAGAAAAAAAGCTTATTTAGTTGAATAATTACTATTTCATATCGATGAATCGAATAAATTTTTATTTATCAAAGCCAGCTAATTAGCTGCCTTTTTCAGGTTTATGCCTCTCTCAATTAATCTGGCTTTTACCTGAAATCCTTTATGGCAGAGAGCGATTTTTCCATAAAAAAGTCTGCACTCAGGCGGATTCTTCAACGTTGACTACGCAACGGCAAGGCGGGGCTTTTTCTCTCGACAAGTTAAAGCTAACCGGGCTTGCTCAGTTCAGAAAGTAGACAATTCCTAATTGAGCCAGCTCCCTCACTGAGGGGGTCACATGAGTATCGATATGAGCAAACTGGCTTCGGGCGCAGCGTATGGCGCGTCTGCCGGGACAATTGCCAACGGTCTTCTGACAAGGCTGAGTCCCGATGAATGGAGCGCCGTAGGTGTCCTGGCCGGTATTGTGGTCGCCCTGCTAACGCTCGGCATCAACTGGTATTACAAACGCAAGGCCACGCTGGCGCAGATTAAAGCTCTGCAGCGCTGGCCTACCGCGCCCGACCTCACCGAGGAATAATCCATGGCAATGTCAAACTCACTGCGGAACAAGCTGATCGCTGCCGCAGGTGGCGGAGCCATGCTTATCGCTACGGTATTCCTCGGCGGCAAGGATGGTGTGGAAGGGCGTGTGTACGTGCCTTACAAAGACGTGGCTGGAGTCTGGACAGTTTGCGACGGGCATACGGGCACCGACATCGTTAAGGGCAAAACCTACAGTGACCGCGAATGCGATCGTCTCCTATGGAATGACCTACAGCCGGTAAAGAAAGCCGTGGACGGTCTGGTCAAGGTTCCGCTTAATGAATATCAGCGCGCTGCGCTCTACAGCTTCACTTATAACGTTGGCTCGGGCTCGTTCTCTAAATCGACGCTGCTGAAGAAACTTAACGCAGGCGATCAGGATGGTGCATGCGAAGAGCTGCGCCGGTGGGTTTATGCCGGTGGTATGAAGTTTCGGGGCCTGATGAACCGCCGCGACATGGAGCGATCAATGTGCCTGGCGGAAGGTCCAAATGACATATAGCCTTCGCAACTACGTCATCACCATCGCTGTGATGTTAGCTATTGCCATAGGGTACGGAGAAATCCGTTACCTGAATGGCTGGTATGCGCATAGCGCCAAAGTTAACGCTGACTATGCACTGAAGAAACAGAAGGCTGAAGCCAGATTGGTTCCGATTGAGCAGAAGGCGGCAGCAGCCAATGCTGATGGCAAAGTCATCTACCGAACCATTACCCGCGACGTGGTGAAATATGTGCAGGATCCGAATCGCACTGTGTGCCGCTTTGATGATGATGCTTTCAGCATGCGCCAGCGAGCAATCGACGCGGCCAACAATATCGCAGGATTTGATGAGCCCGCCGTGCAAACTCAGCCAGGCGGGAAAGGACAGTGATGCAGACCTGCAGTCGGATGTGGAAAATGCTGAGTGTGTAAGAACACTTCGGCTTAACACCTACCGATGGCAGGCATGGTATCGGTCATCAATTTAGCTTCCATGTGCTGAATGTTTACCTGTTGGGCACAAAAGCATGCGCCCAATGAGAGGAATAGTGCTAAATTGCGGTGCTCAGGGCGATGAGAATTTGTACTGAGAGAAGTAGCAGAGATACTTTGAACCAGGACAATGTCTTGTACCCTTTGCTTTTCTTCCCAAAAAGACGAGTCATTTTCGATTTTTTGAGGAAAAACTTCCCTGCCAAGCAAAGCCATAAGAAATTCAAAAGGGGTGCTGCTGCATAAAGTAATGGAAAACTAGGTATAGTGTGATTCGACATCATGATAAATACTAGTTTACCAGGCCAGAGTAAGGGCCATGATACGAGTGACAAGAATCGAAACAAAATTCCAGGGAATCTATTGTTGTGTTGGATTGATATTATTATCCATGTCACAACCCAGCTTCCAAGAAAGCTAAACGCTAAGCCCAGCAACTTATCCATCGTATCAGCTGAAACGACCGGGTATGAACTTGCTGTGTTAGAGCTTTGCCCGGATTGAGAACTATAATTATAACTCTGATTGTTATAAGACGAAGTTGGGTTATAACTGCTATTAGGTTGATTATAATCGTTTCTGTAGGTTCTATCTGCATCTTCTTTATTGTGATGGATACTCCCATCTTTGCCTTCATAGACGTCAGCGCCGAAAATGTTTTTACCCTTATAATCTGAACTCATAGTCATCCCTATCTAATTAAAATTTGCCTTAAGGGCAAAGCTGGTTCGCAAACTTTCAGATAATACCTGTATTCATGAACTATTCTACTACGAAATTTAGTAGGCAAACTCATTGTAAAGCGCAATTGCGAGTGCGCCCGATGATGGAATCATTTACTCGGTTGTTTTGCTACCCATAAAGCCAGTAATAATCCAGGCCAAGGCCCACATGCATAGGTAAGCACATGCAGCGGCTATGGGAACGAGGATCAAGGGAGCAAGCCCATCATGTTCGCTGTGGCCCACTACATCTAAAGTTCCTGCAATTAAAATTAGGACTGCCAGCACAACACCAATGCGATGAAACCCTTGTTTGATTTTGTTCTGCATATTCAAAGAAATGTGAAAGTTATCGGTACTGCATTATCTATGATTTTTTGTTGTATGAAACCTTTTGAATCCTCCGACAAGGGATAACGGTTAGCCACGCTGTGAAGCGTCGCGAAGCTGGATTGACGTAATCGTCAATTAAATTATTGATTGAAATGGGTTATTTTGTTGGCTAACGTTGTTAGCGAACTGCAATCAAGAGGTGGATATGGAAGAGATAATCGTAACTGTCATTGGCAGCAATTTGCCCGCAATGCCAGCGAGCAAGTTCTATGATCAAGAAGATGATGTCGTATATATCGAAATAAAAGGTGATGACATTAGTCAGGCGATATTTAGGAACATCAGCCAGGGTACAAGTGTAGAGCTGCACTCGCAGCTTAAATCTATAGGCTTTTATACGTTGATAACAGCTACCGCAGACATGGTCTTGCTTGCGAAGGGCGACATTCCAAAGCTTTTACAGCGTAAGAGAAATTTTAAATAAGCCGCCTCCGGGCGGTTTTTTATTGGAGTAAATATGGCGACACCAGATTGGGAGGCCATCGAGTCGGCTTACCGGGCTGGCTTGTTGTCTATCCGAGAAATCGCATCTCAGCATGGCATCACCCACGGCGCCATCAATAAGCGCGCAAAGCGTGATGGATGGGAGCGAGACCTAAAGGCAAAGATAAAAGCCAAGGCTGACGCGCTGGTATCCAAACGAGAGGTATCCAGCAAGGTATCCACTGAAACGGCTACCTGTGAACGGATACTGATTGAGGCAAACGCCGAGGTTATTGCCACTGTCCGCATGGAGCATCGTGGAGACATTCGTCGGGCCCGCAATATTGCCAACTCACTCTTTGATGAACTCGAGGCCGAATGCGCTGACGTCGCTGCATTGCAGCAGCTGGGTGATCTGATGTATCAGCCTGACGACAAAGGGCAGGACAGGCTCAACGAGATTTATCACAAGGTGATCAGCATGCCGGGGCGGGTGAAGTCGATGAAAGACCTATCCGACACGCTTAAAACGCTAATTGGCCTGGAGCGTCAGGCGTACGACATTGACGGCCCTGCCGGTGATGACGCATCTAAGAAACTATCCGACCTGATGGACGATCTCGCCAAGGGGTAAGCATGAAACCAGAGCATCTCAAGCTTCTGCGAGACAAACTCTGGCGCCTGAATCACCTCTACTGGATAACCGACAAAGAAGGCAAGCCAGTACGCTTCAAGATGACGCCTGAGCAGCTCGAATACTTTGAAGGCATGCATACCCGCAACATCATCCTGAAAGCCCGCCAGTTAGGCTTTACCACTGAAGTCTGCATTATCCAGCTAGATGCCGCTTTGTTCGAAGCCGCCAAATGCGCCCTGATAGCCCATACCCTGAACGACGCCAAGCGCCTTTTCCGCGAGAAAATTAAATATGCCTATGACCGCCTTCCTGATGAGATTAAGGCCGCTAACCCAGCGAGCAACGATGCAGCGGGTGAGCTGGTATTCAGTAAAGGTGGCTCGCTATATATCAGCACGTCTTTTCGTGGCGGCACGCTTCGTTATCTGCATGTTTCCGAGTTCGGCAAGATATGTGCTAAGTTCCCGGATAAAGCCCGCGAGATTGTCACCGGCGCTTTTGAGGCAGTATCAGGCGACTGTTTCACGACGATTGAAAGCACTGCAGAAGGCCGCGCTGGTTACTTCTTCGATTACTGCCAGTCGGCAGAAAAGGCGCTCATTCAGGGCAAGCAGCTCTCACAGTTAGACTGGAAATTCTTCTTCTTCTCGTGGTGGAAGAACCCACTCTATGCAATCGATCCAGTAGAGCAGATACCGCAACACCTGAGTGATTATTTCGCTGACATCGAGGCGAAGCATGGAGTTGTGACTGACGAGCGCCAGAGGGCCTGGTATCACGCCAAAAAGAAAACACTCGGCGATGACATGAAGCGCGAATATCCGTCGATACCGGCGGAGGCGTTTCAGCAGTCAGTCGAGGGCGCTTACTACGCTAAGCAGTTCCGCAAGCTGTACGAGCAGAAGCGGATCGGCGCGCTGCCAGACAACTCACACCTGCCGGTTCACACCTTTTGGGATATCGGCGTAGGCGACTCTACAGCTATCTGGTTTGTTCGCATCGTTGGCGAGGAATATCACGTCATCGACTACTACGAGAACAGCGGCGAAGGCCTCAGGCACTACATGAAGGTGCTGAAGGATAAAAGCTATGAGTACGCCGCTCACTGGGGTCCGCACGACATCGATAACCGCGAGTTCGGCTCTGATGCGAAATCACGCCGCGAGCTGGCCCGAGAGGGTTACGAAATCGACGGGGCAAGATACACGATAACCTTTCAGGTCGTGCCAAAGCTCGGTGTTGATGACGGCATCGAACAGGTGCGTGAAATCCTGCCTAAGTGCGCCTTTGATGAGCATAAGTGTGCTGACGGCATTATCGCGCTTGAAGGCTACCGCAAAGAGTGGGACGACAAGCGCGGGTGCTGGAAAGACAAGCCTCTACACGATCACACCTCACACGGAGCTGACAGCTTCCGTTATTTCGCCGTGACGCAGAAGAAACGCAGCGTCCTTAAAGCGGCCCCGATTACATTCAGACGATAAGCGACTATGGCTAACTATTCATACGCAAGAGCAGAATACAGCGATGCCGCAAAGTCATGGCAGCTTGTCAAAGACTGCGTGGCCGGTTCAAAGGCTGTTAAAGAGAAGGGAACGCTCTACCTTCCAATGCCCGATCCGACAAACGACAGCGAGCAGAACCTTGCTGATTATGATGCCCTTAAAGCCCGAGCGATGTATCTCAATATCACCGGCCGCACACGTCAGGGTCTGATTGGTGCTGTATTCCGTAAAACCGCAGAGGTGGATTTGCCGGAATCGGTGAAGTATCTCATTGAGAATGCCAGCGGTGACGGCACAAGCCTTGAGCAGCTTTCCAAAGAGGCTGTAGGCGAAGACCTCGATACGGGCCGCGGTGGCTTCTTCGTTGACTACCCCACTAGTGATGCGCCAGAAGGCACTCGCCCGACGAAGGCGCAGACAGCAGGGCGCTTTGCTCACATTCATCTCTACGAAGCGTTGAGCATCATCAACTGGCGCGAAGACGTGATCAACGGAGTGCGCAAGCTGACGCTGGTTGTGTTCGCGGAGTGCTACAACAAAGCGGAAGCCGACGAGTTTAGCTTTGATGTTCGTAAGCAGTTCCGCGCACTGACGCTTGAGGATGGAAAGTATCGCCATCGCATGTGGCATGAGGGCGATCCGTACGACGCGCCGCAGCTCGACGTCTACCCGACCGATTTCAGCGGCAACACGTTCGATCACATCCCGTTTTACTTCTTCGGCGCAGAGAGCAACGATGCTCGCATTGATAAAGCGCCACTGGAAGACCTTGCCGAGGTGAACATCCTCCATTACGGCAACAGCGCCACGGTGGAAGAGTCTGGCTTCATCAGCAGTCAGCCAACAGTGTTCTTCACAACCGACATTGAGCATGACGAGTTCCAGAAGTGGAACCCGAACGGTATCCAGGTTGGGTCAAAGCGCGGTTACAGCCTTGGCAGAATCGGCACAGCAACAATGGTGCAGGCAGCAGAGGGGCAACTGGCTCGCACTCTGATGCTGGATAAAGAGAACCAGATGCTGATGATTGGTGCGCGCATCGTGCAGCAATCAGGGCAGAAAGAAACAGCAGAAGCCGCCCGCATCCGCTACAGCAGCGATAACAGCGTGCTGGGTACGATTGCGGGTAATGTCAGCGAGGCGCTGAAACGCGCCATTCTGGATGCTCAGCTCTACATGAGCGGCAATGCAGACATGGCTAACACCGTGTTCTGGCTGAATCAGGAATTCTTCGACGAAACGATGGATGCACAGATGATTCTGGCGCAAATCCAGCTATGGCAGCAGGGCTTCATCGCAAAATCTGACCTTCGCACTAATCTTCGCCAGGCAGCCATCATCGACGCTGATCGCAATGACGATGACATTGATTCAGATCGCGCTGAAGAGCCACCGGTTGAAGGTGATACCGTCACAAACGAACCAAAATCCGTTACTGAGGAATAGTCATGAGCGATAAAGATATTGAGCAGGAAATCCAGGCTAAAGGTAAAACTGCACCGCGCGTTACACCTGAGCATATCGAAAACATTATTACCAGCGAGCACTATTTCACTGCATTTGATGGTCGCCATGGTGCCATCGATCGTGGGACGTATTCTGGCCGCGAACGACCAATTACAGAAGGCGAAGATGTGCAGTTACTGAAAACGCTCACCTTCTGCGTACTGGTGCTTGAAAATGGATTCACCGTAATTGGTGAGTCGGCCTGCGCCAGCCCGGGAAACTTTGATGCAGAGATTGGCTGCAAAATTGCACGACAGAATGCAGTTAACAAAATCTGGCCGCTTGAAGGATACCTCCTGAAACAGCAATTATTTGAAGACGGCATATGAGGTAAGCGATGAGCGCAGACGGTTACACGACAGACGCCGCCACGCGCCATCAGGTTTACGTACAGCGATTTGGGTCAGGGCTTGCGGGTAAGGCGGCTAAGTTCGTACGCAAGGCGATTAAGCGAGCCAAAGAGGCTGTAAACGGAGGGTTGAGCCAGTACGCCACCGCTCGATACAACCGGCAGATAGAAACGCTAAGGAGCGATCTGAACACTATTTACGGTGAGCTATCGCAGCAGCACAAGCTCGACCTGGGTGAGTTTGCGCAATACGAGTTCACCTTCAATAGCAAACTGCTCGGCCAAATCGTTAAAGCTTCTGTGCGTCTCGCTGAGCCTTCGGCGGAAATGATAGCTGCTGCTGTACTGGCTGACCCTTTAGAGCTTGCTGTAGGCCATGGCAGACAGGTTATCGACATCACTGGCGCGCTGGCACAGTTCGGCAGCAAGAAGACGGCGGATATCCTGAGTGAAATCGCTATAGGTTCATCACTCGGCGAAACGCAGAAGCAAATCATCCGGCGCCTTACCTCGCTGGGTGTGTCGCATGAGGAGCAGGTCGGATCGCTGGTCAGAACGATGACCAACCACGTCGCATCATCTGCTCGCTCGCAAACGATGAAGTCAAACGATGACATCCTTGAGGGCAAGAAGCGCGTTGCGACTCTGGATGGCCGCACAACGCCGCTTTGCCGGTCACTGGATGGCAAGGTGGTGCCGCTTGATGCGATATCACCGCCGTTTCACTGGGGCTGCCGCACGTCAGAGGTTCCGGTGCTTAAGGCCGAGTATCGTCGGGAGATTCCCGGATCAACGCGGCCAGCAGTCGGGCCGAATGGCGTTGAGCAGGTCAGTAGCAAGACGACCTACGGCGAGTGGCTTGCAAGACAGCCAGCATCTTTTCAGAAGGAAGTGCTCGGCCCAGCGCGCTACAAGCTGTTCAGCAAAGGCGAACTCAGCATCGATCGTTTCGTTGATGACAACGGCAAGCAGTACACCCTCGACCAACTCAAAGATTTAGAGCCGCATGCTTTTCAAGTAGCTTTTAATTAGCCTTGACGAGACAATCTTTTCTTTGGCTTTGTAATTTATTCATATCTTTCAGATATTGGGATTGCCAGTCCCTTTTCAAAACATCTAGTTTCTTCAAAATTGATGGGGTTGGATTATCATTTGGATCTGTGCTGGCTCCAGCTAATAACCTACCACTTACATCTGTGATTTTGAATGTAATCTCAGAGAGCTCTGGGCTTGTGTATGCTAATGACTTAAACCCTTCAATTGATACTTGCCCTAAAGAGGTAATAGTTGTCTGGTTGTTAGCCACATATAATGATTGTTGTGTGACAACATTATAATAAGCGCCAATCCCACCAAGAAAAGCAGATGCATGATTACTCAAAGCTAGCTCTTTAGCCGCTAAGCTGTCTAAACAAATATTTGTTTGCCGTTCATCTGATGCTCTGTCGGCAGCTTTAGTAGCTTGCAAATATGTCAAATAAGTTGATGCGACTCCAGATAAGCCCGTTATTACGGCGCCCAATACGGCTCCTAATAAAGTAAAAATAGCAATTGCTATTTCAGTTTTTTTATTAGAGCCATTTTGATTCGCGGCACTAGGGTTGGATGAGCCTGTAGACATTGAATTTTCCTTTTGTATTTTTTTTAGAAAATACTATTAAGTCACTGGCGGGGCCAGAAAAATCTCATTCAGGAGAATGTATGACTCTGAAGTATCAGCTTACCGCTGAGGAATTCGCTCAGCTCGATGAAGCCAAACAGGCGCTGTATGTGCAGCAGGGTGAAGTTTATCAGCTGCAGGTAGACGGCATCCCACAGGAAGACGTCAGCGGCCTTAAGCGCCAGCGTGACGAGCTTCTGGCAGAGAAGAAAGCCGAGCAGGAGCGTCGCCGAGCAGCAGAAGAAGAGGCTCGACGCAAAGAAGAAGAGCGGCTGGCAGCAGAGGGAAATTATCAGCAACTCTTCCAGAGCTCGCAGGCAGAGCTCGAGCGTGAGCGCAGCAGCCTCGTAGAGCTTCGCCGGTCCATTGAGCAGCGAGATATCAATCTTGCGGCTACTCGCGTCGCTACGGCCATTGCAGATGGCGCTAACGCCGAAATCCTCACTGAGTTCATCGCCCGCCGCCTGAAGGTGGCAGAGGGGCAGGTACGCATCACTGACGAGTCAGGCAATCTCACGGTCAGCACTCTTGCTGACCTGCAAAAAGAGTTCGAAACCTCTCCGCGTTACGCATCCCTCGTGCGCGGTAGTCAGGCAGGTGGCGGCGGGGCCGCGCCTAAGAGTGGTGACCGGGTTGCCAAAAAATGGGAAGAACTCCGTGGTATGGAGCGCGTTGAGCTCCGCAAAAATAACCCAGCCGAATATGAGCGACTAAAGAAAGCTCATGAGGCGACCCAATAAGGATTTAAGCAATGCCAACTATTCTTTCTGACGTAGTTTTTCGTGATGAACTGCGCGACTACATGCAGGTTAACACCGCTGAGAAAACCGCCTTTTTCCAGTCAGGTATCCTGACCAACAACCGCGACATGAGCACGCTGCTGGCGTCACCTTCCAATACCTTCACCATTCCGTGGTGGGTAGATCTGGATGCATCTGTTGAATCTAACTACTCGAATGACGTTTACACCGACGTGGCGGTTCCGCTGTCAGTGACCTCTGCCAGTATGCAGGCGCGCGCGGCTTATCTGAACGAAGGCTGGAACGCGATGAGCCTGGTGAAAAATATCACCAATCAGGATCCACTGGAGTTTGTAGCGAGCCGTCTCACCAGCTACTGGCAGCGTGTTGCTCAGCGCCGTGCTATTGCCACTGTGGTCGGTATTTATAACGACAACGTTGCTGGCAATGCCGGCGACATGGTGGTTGACGCTGGCGGGCCTATTACTGCCGCTGCAATCATCCGCGCGCGCGCGACGATGGGTGATTACAGTCCGCAAATCATCACCCCGTCAGGTACTACGGCCCTGAGCGTTATCGCTATGCACTCTGCTGTGTATACCGAGCTTTCAATCCTTAACCAGATTGATTTCACCCCGATTGCGGATCAGGTGCCGGAATTCGGCCGCTATCAGAACATGGTTGTCGTGCTGGATGATGGCCTGCCGGTCGTCGGCACTGGTGCCGATGCGAAGTATCTCTCTATCATCTTTGGTCCCGGCGCTCTCGGTTATGCCGAAGAGCAGGATGAAGACGATATGGAATACGATCGTGAGCCTGCGCGCGGTAACGGTGGTGGCGCAGAAACACTGTGGACGCGTCGTAACTTCGTAATTCATCCGCTGGGATACTCCTTCAACAGCACCACCATCACCGGCACTCCGGGAACCAGCCGCCCGGTTTCAGCTAACTGGAGCGATCTTGCTCTGGCTACTAACTGGGATCGCAAATTCTCACGCAAGCAAATTCCTCTGGCCTTCGTGACCTCTAACGTTGCCGCTTAATTTATAGCGCCCCTTTGCTGGGGCTTTTAAGGAGTCACAAATGACTGTTGAAAAAGATAACTATGTCGACCCTGAGAAGAAGGCTCGCTGGGGATTCGCTGAAAAGGACGGTGAAATCGTCGTGGGCCCGCAGACTGTTGGTGAGACCGGCGGCGTTGACCATGCCCGTGTGCCTCCAAAAGATGAAGGTGCTCATGGAAACGGCTCTGGCGTACAGCCAACCGCTGCAGATATGGCTGAGCTACAGAAGCAAAACGCTGACCTGCAGGCGCAACTGGATGCAGCTAATGCCAAGCTGGCCGAAGGGGGTAGTGGCGCCCAAACCGATCCGCTCGACAGCCTGAGCGCAACAGAGCTTAAAGCCAAGCTCGATGAACTGGGCATTGAGTACAAAGGCAACGCTTCTCAGGCGACGCTGCTTGATCAACTCAAGGCCGCTCAGCAGCCTCAAGAGTAATCATCGGGGCTTCGGCCCCATTTAGCACGGAGTGAACATGACAACATACATTACCGTCGCTGACGTGGATGAGGTGCTTGGCGCTGACTGGGCGACACCAGAGAAGAAGGCGCGCGCCGTGCTACAGGCTAACGCCTATCTGACCGCGCTCAACCTGCAGGGGCTGTCCGATGTCACTCCTGAGGATGTAAAGCAGGCAGGCGCGTTTCTCGCCTCTGCATCAGCTGCTGGCGTGCTCTATAAGCAGCAGGTTGAATCTGGCGCGCTGACCAGCAAAACGGTTGATGCTGACGGGGTGAGGGTGACCAAAAGCTACGCCTCAACACAGTCAGTCGGTAGCGCTTCACTGCCAGAAGACGTGCAACTGGCGCTCGCTCTGCTGAAGCCGTGGCGCAGCAATCCTCTTGCTTTCAGGGTGTATCGATAATGGGCATTCGAGACGAGCTACAGGCTGAGCTGGCAGAAGCTTTCGATACTGACCTGGCTGATGCAGTTCACCCCTTCACTGGCAGCTACACAGTGCAAGCGGGCTGGGACCCGGTAACAGAGACAGGCGGTGAGACAACCCGAAGCTATTCCGGTCGTGGTGTTCTGTCACGCTATGAGCTGAGCCGCATTGATGGAGTGAATATCCTCCACGGCGACTTGAGGCTAACCGCGCTGGCTAACGAAGTGACTGATATCCCCAGCGAGAGCCACACCATCACGGCACCTGATCTTGCGACTGGTCTGCCGCAAACCTACCGCATCGTGACGCTCAGCCCTGACCCGGCTGTTGCAACCTATCGCATGCAGCTAAGGAGGAAGTGATGGCTAAGGGATGGGATAACGACCCGACGCTTTTTGCTGGTCTTGTTGAGGAAGAGGTTGGCAAGAAGCTGCGCATCATCTCGATGGCGTTGTTGACTGAGATTGTTCAGCGTTCGCCGGTTGGCAACCCAGACCTGTGGATGAGCAAAGCCCCTAAGAGTTACACAGGGGGCTCGTTCCGCGCATCACACATCGTCAGCATCGGCTCCCCGGACTACTCCGAGCCTGCTGCACCGGACAAGGTTGGAACGAAGACAATCCAGCAGGGATCAGCTGTTATTGCACAGGGTAAGCCTTACTCAGTGATTTATATTCAGTCAAACCTTCCTTACAGCGAGCGCCTTGAAAACGGGCACTCAAAACAGGCACCTACAGGTGTTTACGCTAACGCATTCCACGGTGTAACTCAGGCCTACAAATGACGCTCACTGAAATCAGAAACGCCATCATCTCCCGGATGACGGCGCAGACCGCTATTGCCTCAGAAGATGTCAGCTATCCGAATGGGCCAACTTTCGATCCGTCCGGAAAGTCCATCTGGGCGCGCCTGACGAATATCCCTGGCATGGCCTCAGCAAACGAAATCGGCGCTGGCCCCGTAGTGCAACGCACGGGCATAGCCGTCATTCAAATCTTTGTGCCTGCAGGCTCTGGTTCGCTGCTCATCACGCAGACGGCAGACAAGCTGCGCGAACTGTTCGAATTCGAGACAGATGGCAGGCTGGACTACTTCGCTGTAAGCGCCTCGGATGCTGGTGAGACTGACGGCTGGGCGCAAATGAACATACAAATCCCTTACAGGGCGCTCTGAGCGCCATTTTCTACAGGAGACGAAAATGTCGTCTGGAGCAAAAGTAGTAACCGCGTATATTCGCGAAACAACCCCTGGCACCACGCCTGCGACAGGCACATGGAATCTGCTGAGGCGCAGCAGCTTCGGTGTTGGCCCGTCGCAGAACATGATTGACAACGATGAAATCGGCGGCTCCCGAATGGCCCAAGGCAGGAGTTCGGGTACTGTAGACGTAGGCGGCGATGTCGGTGCTAAGTTCCGCTGGGGCCAGCATGATGACTTCCTGGCGTCCTGCTTCGGCTCGGAGTGGGCCAATAACGTGCTCACCATGGGCAATGATCGCATCGCATTCTCTTTAGCGTCCTACGCTGAAGATATCGGCGTGGCATCCATTGCGCGAGGTTGTCAGGTAGGCACCTTTCAGCTGGCTATCCCGAACGATGGCGACATTACCGCGACAGTGACCTTTGCAGGCCTTGGCTTTGACACCAAGGCCGATGACACCAGTTACTTTTCTAACCCGGCCGATGGCGCTGGCGACCTTCGTTACACTTTCAAGCAGGTCACAGCCATTTCTCTGAATGGCGTAACGGGCGGTGATGGTTTCTGCGTTGATACCTTCAATATCCAGTTCGATAACAATCTGCAGACGCAGCGCTGTATCGGTAGTGGCAACCCGTTCGCTGGCGCCAACATCCCGACCACGTTCACCCCGTCTGGCAGCATCACGCTTTCATGGTCGAAAGAAGCGTATAACGCGTGGAAGAAAACGCTGTCTGGCGAAACGATGCAGTTTGGCTTCACGCTGGAGAACGACGAAGGCAAGTACGTCTTTGACTTCCCGGCGGTGCAGGTTGACGGCGACTGGCCGGATGGCGGCAACACTGACATTGTGCAGGTGCAGCTCAACATCACCGCTGCAGACACTCCGCCGACCATCACGCGCTCAGCTGTTGTAGCTGCTACTGCGCTGTCAGTCGCGCCTGCAACCTCAACGGGCGCAGTTGGTTCAAACGTGACCCTGACCGCAACACTGACGCCTGCAGGCGCAACAGACACGGTGGTTTGGGAATCCTCAGACCCGTCAGTAGCGACCGTCGCATCAACCGGCCAGAAAACGGCGCAGGTAACGCGAGTGAAGGAAGGTTCGGCAACCATCACCGCCAAAGCGCGCTCTTACACGGCAACTACGGCGATCACCGTTACCGCGTCTTAATCTAATCGCCCGTCCATAGCGGCGGGCTGCTTACAGAGAAGAACATGCTCATTCTGAAAACACCTAAATTTGATGCCAATTCAGAGCGTTGGATTGAGCCTATGGAAGGCCTGAGGCTGAAAGTGGGCTCAATCAGCAACCCGGCGTTTCGCTCTCATAACGCTATGGTGCGCCGTCATATCAGCAAGCTCGACGAGCGTTTCAAGGTCGGCACATCTGAGTTCAACTCTGCTGATATCGACGTCACTGATATCTCTGACGACCTGCTGATTGACTCTGTTGCCAAACACCTCTTGCTGGGCTGGGAAGGTGTGGGCGAGGCTGACGAGAGCGGCAAAGAGACGGCCATTGAATATTCAGCAGAGAAGGGTAAAGCGTTGCTTCTACAGCACCCGGAGCTGTACTGGGCCGTTCTGAGCACCGCATCTGACATCGCCGCGGGTAAAGAGGCGCAGACTCAGGAAACGGTGGGAAAGTCCTCGCAAGCCAAAGCTGGCTCCGGGAATTCGGCGGGGAGATGGGGGATAAAAACCGCTGGAAGCGCGAGCGCTTAAAGTTACCGCCCATCCCTGAGCCTGAATTAGACGGAGTGTGCAGCGAGATTCTCGCGGCCTACGCCATCATCACCAGAAGCAGAAAGTATGCAGGCATGGCCGCGACACCGTTGCCGGTTAGCCTGGAAGACATCAACACCTACCTTGCCTGTAAGCCGCTACAGATAGACCGCGATGAGTTCGAGGCGGCTATCTTTGCCTTAGACGATGCTGACCGGGCGGAGTGGGAAAGAAAGCAGGCAAAAACGACATAATCTGGAGAGTAATTCCTTTTAATTTAACATTTTGCATATGAATTTCCCGGAGGAAAAATGGAATCTACAAAGACTTTTTACTCGTATTTTGACTCTGATGGAAGGGAGCGTCTTCGCATAGGGATTCTGGATCAGGTCGATGAAGGTCCTGGCTTTAATAATCAAAGTGTTGATCACACACCTGTAAAAAGCATGTCAGTACATCTCGGTGCTGATAAGCAGCCATGGAAGTGCATCGGCGATAACGAACAGTGGAGTGCGCGCTTCTCTGAAGAGTTAAAATCTGAATGGTGTGGGTTATCCGAAAAGCAACAGAAGTTGCTATACGATGCTTTTCAAGAAATGGCCGATGATGTTTTCAATCTTGCTTGCGAGTTAAGCGAGCGATGATACAACAACATGATCTTTCTTGCTTCCAATTGCATTAGATAGACTTTAGGATTTATCCCATCATTTACTGATGGGGATAGGGACGTGAAAAGGCTTCTTTTGGGATTATTTTTATCATTATCTTGCGCTTATTCTTTTGCGCAAATAGAAGAAGTTCGCATTCTGGATAGCCTTAAGTCTGAGGCATGTCACGGTGATAAGGCGTGCGAATCTAAGTTTATCTCTGCAATAAGCATGACATCCAATATCTCTAGGTATCACGGAGAATGCCTCAGTGACGGAGATACATCTAAGCAATGCAGAAATGCAAAAATAACTTATGAGCATATAGCTTCCGAGTATGAGCGAGATAAAAAATCTCGCGAATGAATAAAACCTCGCTTCGGCGGGGTTTTTTTATGCCTGGAGAAAAAATGGCTGAACAACAATCACGTCTCGCGATCATCATCGACAGTACAGGTGCGCAGCGTAACGCAGAAGGCCTTGCAGGAGCGCTTGCCAGGATGACTCAGGCGGGGGATAAGGCTGCGTCAGGCGCCAGAAAAGTTGCTTTAAGCGTTAATGATGAAAAAGAATCACTGGCTGACCTGCTTGGACAAATAAATCCGGTTGTGGGAGCTTTAAATCGTCTAGACAAGCAGCAGGCGAAACTAGAGTCTTTTCATGCAAAGGGTAGCCTTCCAACAGAAGAATATGAACGCTATTTATCGGTTATCGAGCAAACAAGAAACAGGGTTTCCGGGTTCTCAGATGCTTTAGGAAAGGCTGGAGTATCATCTAAACAGGCTGCTTATCAAATGCGCATGATTCCGGCACAGATGACGGATATTGCGGTTAGCCTGGCAGGTGGTCAAAGCCCATTCATGGTGCTCTTGCAGCAAGGTGGGCAATTAAAAGACATGTTCGGCGGCATAGGTCCGGCTACCAAAGCGGTAGGCACATATATTGCTGGCTTGGTTAACCCATTTACGATTGCAGCTGGGGCCGTTGGCCTGCTGGGTATGGCTTATTACCAAGGAAGTGAAGAGCAAGATGAATTCAATAAATCCTTAATCCTAACCGGGAACTTAGTAGGGCAAACGTCAGGGCAATTAGCAAGCATGGCATCCCGGGTTTCTGCGGCGACAGGGTCAACAACAGGAGCGGCAGCGTCAGTACTCAACCAGCTCGTATCCTCTGGCAAGGTCGCTAGCAGCGAATTAGAAAGGGTTACTTCTTCAATTGTCAAAACAAGTCAGGCTACGGGGATCGCAACTGACGACTTGGTCAATGATTTTAATAAAATTGCCTCTGACCCAGTATCTGCAATATCTAGTCTTAACGATAAATATCACTTCCTGACACTCTCTACCTACAATCAAGTAAAAGCACTACAGGATGAAGGAAATCAGCAGGATGCTGCAAGAGTTGCCAGTGAGGCTTACTCAACAGCCATGCAGAAAAGGGCTGATGACATCAAGACTAGCTTGGGCACTTTGGAAACGGCATGGAATGCCTTAACTGGATCCGCAAGCAAGGCGTGGGACGCAATGCTAGGCGTTGGGCGTGAGAAAACCCCAGAGGAAATGCTGGCTAACGCGGAGAAGGCGCTAGAAAATGCAAAAAATAGCCGAGGACTTGGTAATGGCCTGTGGAATACATACGGGGTTAATTATCAAGGTGGAGACACAGCCGTAGAAGATGCTCAACGACAAGTTGACGCGCTAAGGAGCCAGATCACGACTGAAAGAGTTCTGACTGGAGTCATATCAGAGCATGATAATAAAGAGCAGAAGCTCATTAAAACACAGCAAGAAGCTGACAAAATTAATGAGCAATACGCGACCAATTCTGATCGTCGCGTGAAGGCAATAAGGCAGCAAAACGACTTCCTGAAAGCCGGGGCAATTACCCAAGAGCAGTATGCGAATAACCTTTCGCGCATAAACGACATGTATAAGGACCCCAAGCAACCTAAAGGGAAGGCCTATACAGAAGATGCTGGCTCGCGAATACTTGACCAGTTGCGCCAGCAACAGCAGGTTCTGATGAGCCAGGCTGACACCGGTGAGAAGATTGGCGCACAGCAACAGGCTCTGATTAAGTGGGAGCAGCAGCTTGCGGATATCAAGAGCAAGCAGACGCTTACCGCTGACCAGAAGTCTTTGCTGGCGAGCGCTGACCTTATCACCTCGCAGCTGCAGCAGAATGCCGCGTTAGAGCGTCAGATTGAGACGCGTGAGAAGCTTCTGGCGCTGGACAAGGCACGCGCCGATATCACGCGAACCATCACCAACCGGCAGAACCAGTACGCCGCTGATGAGCTCTTCGCTGGCGGCGGCCTGAGCCAGAACGAACAGCAGCAGTACACGCAGCGCCTCTCTCTTGAGCAATCCTACAACGACAAAATCACCCAGCTACGTCAGAACAGGGCGTCGGCTTCGAGCGATATTGCCCGCGAAGAGATTGACCAGGAGATTCAGCTTCAGCAACAGGCGCTACAGACTGAGCTGAGCAACTATGACGACCACATAGCCCGCATGAACCAGCTACGAGGCTCTTTTACCGCTGGCGCATCTCGGGCGTGGCAGGAGTATCAGGACAGCGCGGCCAACGTATCGGCTATGTCTCAGCAGCTCTTTACAGATGCATTTGGCAATATGGAAGACGCCCTGGTGAAGTTCGCTACCACTGGCAAAGCATCATTCACCGATTTCGCCAACTCGGTGCTGGCAGATCTCGCGCGAATCGCTATCAGGCAGTCTCTGGTAGGGATAGCAGGGTCGGCGAGTGGGATGTTTGGTTCAATTTTCGGCTCTGCTGCGGGCGCAGCATCGTCGGCCTCAGCCAGCAGCTCATTTTCCAGCGGTGCATACAACAACCTCAGCCTGAATGCCAAGGGCGGCGTATACGATTCTCCCTCTCTGAGCGCCTACAGCGGTGGCGTGTACGACTCACCTAAACTCTTTGCCTTCGCCAAAGGCGCCGGAGTATTCGGCGAGGCGGGGCCAGAGGCCATCATGCCGCTAACGCGTTCTTCAGACGGCTCACTGGGCGTAAGAATGGTTGGTGGAGACCAGGCCGCTTCTGTGAGGTCTGGTGACACGATAATCCATCAGACTATTCAGGTCAGCGGAAATGGAGACGCAGCGCTTCAGCGGGCTATGGAAGAGGCTGCGCGCAAAGGGGCAACGGATGGGGCTAAGCAGGCTCGTCAGGACATGCTTCAGGATTTCCAGAACAGAGGGCAGGGTCGACGCCTGCTGGGTGTATAACGAAGGAGTAACGAATGGCAGATGTACTGGAATGGCCCGGCCCCAATCCTTCCTCGCTTAGCTGGCATCTCGAATCAAACACCAAAACTTTCCGATCCCCCTTTAACGGAGCGTCACAAACGGTTCGCTTCCCCGGCTCGCGCTGGAAATGCACTGTCGAGTATGCGGTTCTGGAAGAAGCTCAGGCCCGTAAGATTGAGGCGGTCATTGTCGCTCTCGATGGAGAATACGGACGCGTGAGAATACGGGACTGGGGAAGGGAAGGAAAAGCCCCGGCTGGCAGCCCGGTGGTTTCCGATGCTGACCAGACTGGCGTGGCGCTTTCAACAAAAGGCTGGGCAGCAAACACGCTGGTTCTGCGAGCAGGCGACTACTTCACGGTTAACTCCGAACTGAAGAAGGTGACTGCTGATGTCACCAGTGACGCATCTGGCGCCGCGGTTATTCAGTTTGCGCCGATGCTGCGCTCTTCGCCTGCTGCCAGTGCCCCGCTGGAAGTGCAAAACCCATGGGGAATATTCAAGCTGAAAGATAACTCGCAGGGTGAAATCCGGCGCGCGCCCGGCCTTATTTCTTCCACGACTATCGAGTTTGAGGAGGCATTCTGATGATGTATTCACCTTTTTCAGACTCAATGGTGGACTGGCTTTCTCGTGACCGGGTTACGGTGGTAGTCGCCGCAAACATCCAGTTTGAGTCCGGCACCGCCTATGTGCATTCCGGTACGGGAACGATCGTAATAGATGGTTTTGTTTATTACGGCATGGGGCGAATGGGCTCTGTTGATGACGTGAATGAAACCAACACCACAAGCCCGTCGCAGTTGAAGATGACGCTGTCAGGGCTGGATATGTCGCTCTTTGCGAAGACGCTTAATGAGCGCTGCGTTGGGCGTGCTGCAGAGATATTTCTGGTCGCGATAGACGATAGCGGGCAGGTTCGTGTTGCTGACCTGATATTTCAGGGCAAGGTATCAAGCACTGGAGCTACTGCCGGCGAGACAAACGCGCTGCAGTATACGGTCAGTAATATTTTCGAAGACTGGCAGCGGCCTTTCCCGGATCGGTTTACAGATGAGTCACACCAGTCTACTCAGCCGGGCGACAGGATTTTCCGTTATGTGGCGCAGATGTCTGAACGGTCTATTTTCTGGGGCAGCAAAAAAGATGCGCCTGGCTTTACCTACTCGTGAGGTTTTATGAAACATCCTGACTGGCAGAAAAGACTCGTTACCGTAATCAAGGCCGCTGAAAAGCGGCCTTTTTCATGGGGTGAGCATGACTGCTGCCTGTTTGCCGCAGATTGCGTTGAGGCAATGTGCGGTGAGGATTTTGCGGCTGAATTTCGCGGGAAATATGACAGCGAAACCGGAGCCAAAAAAGCGTTACTGCGCGGAGGTGGCTCGCTTGAGCGCGTTCTCGCCAGGTTTCTTGATGAGGTAAGCCCTTCGCTAATTCAGCGCGGTGATGTCGCCGTAGTAGAGAATGCTGGCCGCAGGTGTGCAGGCGTTTTTTACGGTGGGTCAGTATGGGTTCCCGGTGATAACGGGCTCGTCAGTTTGCGTGGAAATTTATTGAGTGCCTGGAGGGTTAAATAATGCCTGCTGCTATCCCAGTGGTTGCTGCCGTAGCGAGCGGAATTGCCATAGCGAATGAAGCCTATGCCATTGCCATGGTGATTACAGTGGCCGCTCAGATCGCCTCTCAGGCCTTTACGAAAAAACCATCACTGAATGGCTACAGAGATACTCAGGAGCGTAAGCAGGTCCTGAGGGCTGCGGCCAGCCCAAAGACGGTAATTTACGGAAAATCCCTTTCTGCCGGGACGCTTTTCTTTTCTGAGGAGCAGCCAGGAGAGCAGACAGACGGCGAGCTTCTTCACCTGGCAATTACGCTTGCCGGGCATCCAATCACGGGCGTAGGCGCGGTGTATCTGGGTGACAATGACATCTCTACGTTTGGCGATAAGGCCTCTTACGAGGTGCACATCGACCGACAGACTGCAGACCCCTACCTGCTGCAGAACGCGCCCTCATGGAAAGAGGACATGATCGGGAAAGGGATAAGCTGGCTCAGGGTTACGCTTAAGTTTGATGCTGAGAAATTCCCGGCAGGCATTCCCAATATTACGGTCGAGAAGCTGGGCCGGCAGGTGTATGACCCAAGAACCGGCACAACGCTTTACAGCAACAATGCGGCCCTTTGCATCCTGGATTATTACCGCAATTACCTGAAAGTGCCTGACTCAGACATTAACTGGGACCAGTTCAAGGAAGCGGCAAATATTTCAGATGAAAGGGTAACAAGCAGCAGTAATCAGACGGAGCCGCGTTACACCATTAATGGTGAATTTGACCTGAGCGAGAATAAGGCAAGCATACTGGAGGCCATGCTTTCAGCATGCGCAGGCGAGGCGACCTACATTGCCGGAAAGCACGGCATTCTCGTCGGGGCCTATTACGGGCCAGCTGTAGAGGTGATTACTGAAAGCCAGCTGGCTGGCGACATTGAAATGATGCCAGAAGTATCGCAGTCAGAACGTGTGAATACCATTAAAGGCACGTTTATCGATCCGCAACAACGGTTCTCTGAGGTTGATTTTCCAACTGTCTCTGTCTCTGAATGGGTGGCAGAAGACGGGGTAGAGATCTCCCAAGACCTCAAGCTGCGCTTTGTAACTTCTGAATTTCAGGCGCAGCGTCTGGCTGACGTTAAGCTTAAACGTACACGCATCTCCAGAACGATGAACGTCACTCTCAATCTGAGCGGCTACCGATATCGACCGGGCATGTACGTGAAGGTTAATTTCCCGTCACTCGGTATTACTGACGTTGAAATGCGGGTCACCGACTGGAAGTTTGGCGTCCAGAATGGTGTGCAGCTGACGCTGAAGCAGGAAACTGCTGAGGTGTGGGGCGATGCTATTGGCAAGCCTATTGAGCGCCCACCGTTTACGCAACTTCCTACAGGAGGCGTCGCTCAGCCTCAGAACCTGAAATATACCGTTGAGGAAATCGGACAGGTAGTTCAGGGCGTGCTTTCATGGCAGAACGTTGGTCAGTATGTTTATAACCAGGTTCTTATCCGCAAGGATGGGGAACTGGTTCTTTCCGTTCAGGTGCCCGGATCATTCACTCGCCTGACCGGCCTGCTGCGCGATACTTATACTGCACACGTTATAGCTGTAAACCAGATGGGCGCCCAGTCGCCGGAGGCCTATCTTGAATTCAGCATCGAAGCGCCACCTCCGCCTTCTGTAGTTGAACAAAAGCAGGGGTATTTTGCTGTAACGCTCATTCCCCGTATTAATGAGATCACGAATGTTTCGACGCAGTTTGATTTCTGGACGTCAGGTTTAACGAAGCTCCCAAACACCAGCCAGGCAACCGTGGAAGCCAATGCCAGCCGGGCAGGTATTGGCAGCAACTGGACGGCGCACGAGCTCAAGATTGGACCAACCTATTACTGGTACGTGCGGACTATAAACGCATTTGGAACGTCGGCGTTTGTTGAGGTTCCCGTAGGGTGTAACACGGATACTGGTGAGCTGATTGATTATATCGACACGCAAATACGCAAGTCAGAAGCTTTTGACAGGCTTAGCTCCAGTATTGATACCAACATAGAAGCAATTTTGCTGGAAGCTCTCGACAGTGATACGACCGTCACCCAGCAGATAAAGCAGGATGGGGAGAGCAAAGCAAGTATAACCAACCTCACTAAAGTGGTTGCTGACAACCAGTCAGCAACATCTAGACAAATAACAGCTTTGAATGCATCAGTAACTAAAAACTCAGCTGATATTATTTCTATTAATGAGGCTATTGCTACTAAAGATAGCGCATACTCTCAAAAGTTTGAGCAGATTCAGGCCCAGTCCGATAAGAACACAGCATCTGTCCAGCAGGTATCCAGTGCTTACGCTGACCTCAGCGGAAAGCTTTCTGCTCAGTGGGGCGTAAAAGTCCAGATTGACAGGAATGGCATTAAGTATGTCTCTGGTATGCAGCTGGGCGTTGAAGGGAATAACGGATCTACGCAGTCTTATGCCTTATTCAGCGCAGATACTTTTGCGATTTACAACACCACTAACCAGAGCTATCAGCTGGCATTTACTGCCGTAAATGGTCAGGTATTTATCAATGATGCGCTTATCAACTACGCCTCAATTACGCTCGCCAAAGTGGGGTCGTTGTACTCAGCCAATTACGTTTCCGGAAAATCGGGAACGATTATGCGCAATGATGGTACTTTCGAATTATACGGAGGGTCAGGCACATCCGGAGGAAGTGTGCTTAATGAGACGGGACTGGCTGTTTATGATGCCAACGGCGTCGAGCGCTTCAAGGCGGGGAAACTGAACTGATGGCGGATATTTACGGAGTGAGAATCACGCCGGATGATGGCGGAAAGCAAATAATACTCGACGCCTCAATGCGGTACGCATCTTATCTTGGCAGCGCATCAATGATGGCTAACGCGGGCTCTGCTGGCGGCTTTAAGCCGCAGCCTGCGGGCAGCCGGGCGCTGATTGTACCGCGTAATCTGGTGAGAGTTTATGAGGGAACAAACCCGGCAGGGCCGCCGATGACCTATATAAAAAGTCTGTCATTTGACGGAAGCTCATTAATCTATAGCGCGAAATATATCAGCCCCAATGGAAATACACCCTCTGCAGTTGAGGCCGGGTATGCAGACGTTTTTTCTGTGTCTTGTGCAGCTAACCCCGCTGTTCAGTATGGAGTTCGGATCACCAATGGCTCCAACTTTATGGAGATAGGGGATGTTTCATATCTGGGATTTGTGACATACAGGGCAACAATAAATATCAGCGGCGAATGGGCAATTCCGTCTGACGTGCTGAACCTCGGGAATTATATCGTTTTTGCCAGGTGGTCAAATACAGATACGCCGCTTTACCTTGACAGGGCAACCAATGCCATAAGGACTTATACGTCATTTGGCAGCATTGACGGTTCGGTGCAGGGCGGGTCAGTAAGTAACGTTCAGATTGTCATTGTTTCCTGTGGTTTCTCGCCATCTCTCCCTGTTTCTGGCTACGGCATGGTTATCAGGAATGCTTCTAACCAGGTAACCTATTCCAGTAAATACCCGCCGGTCATGTGGACCGATGCTTATTATGACATGGGCGCTTATGAAAATTTCGACGGCTCGACTGGCGAGGTCCTTGCATGGGTAAATCCAACCGGTTCCGTTTCTCAGCCGATGGTGCCTTTATGCAGCCTCGGCGTGCAAAGGGGCGATTATTCCAGGAACAACAGCACTTACAGCTTCAGGAAATGCCTTGAGTCCGGCATGAAAATGAACGGCAACGCAATTTCTACGGCCCGGGCCAAATCTACCGGAAAAGAGATTGCTGTTTACCAGTACCCAAAAGCTGTCCAGGCGGCCTGTCAGCTCCCGTGCATTGAAGCCAGCTACTACTTCTGATTAAACCCTTAGAACGAATATAACCCGGCCATTGCGCCGGGTTTTTTATTGCCCGGAGAAAAGTATGCCAGCAGGCACTATCACGCTCACGAATAATTCGACCTCAGTTACCGGCTCAGGCACAAGCTTCACCACAGAGCTAAAGGCGAATGACTTTATTGTCGCTGTTGTCGGCGGCGTAACATATACGCTTGGCGTTAAGTCTGTGGATTCGGCAGCCGGCCTGACGCTCATCACGGCTTATAACGGGCCGACTGCTTCAGGTCTGGCATGGACGGCAATGCCGAATGCGGCGCTGGTTGGAATCACGGCACAGGTAGCAGCCGATGTTGCGAAGGCTATTCGCGGCCTCAATCTAGATAAAGTTAACTGGCAGCAGATTTTCAGCTCATCATCGAGTGTGACGGTTAGCCTGACTGACGGCAGCAATTTCACGGGGCCGGGGTGGGGTTACCTGTCCAGCCAGCTGGCAACCAAAACGGCTAACCAGGTGCTTACAGACGGATCCGGAAATAACTGGTACGGATTTTTCAGCTCACGCACTGACTTTGGCATGATGAACTATGGTGACACGCAAAATATAGTCAGTCCCTGGGATGCGCCATCAAAGTACTCAACAGTTAATTACTTTCCTTCACCTGCAAATAATATTGGCACAGCAATAGCCAGCGGCTGGGGCTCAGATAATGAATATTATCTGAACTCTAAAAACTCCGCTGTCAGCGGTTACCAGGGGTGGAAGGGCTGGGCAAGACTCTGGCACTCCAAAAACACTACGGTAGACAGCAACGGCTTCATCAAGCGCGCGTCTCATATCGTGAAGCTGTTCTCTGACGGGACCTGTGAAATTAACGAACAGGCTGAAGGCGTAACTTCAGAGCGCATAAGCGAAGGTGTTTACCGCATTACCGGAACGCAGGGTTTCAACTCTGATGCTTCGTGGGGTGGTCCAGACGGTGGTATCGGCTTGCCTAAAGATCGCAATGACCAGACGCTTCTGTGGGTAGATTATGAAGTAGGCGTATCCGGTGACCTGCTGATTAAAACCTTCCACCGCGAACACAAGTCAGCTCCTAAGTTTGCACGTAATGAGGTTGAAGGATATGAAGATGGAGCGCCTATTGATATTCCTGCAGGGCGCTGGGTCGATTTACGTGTGGAGGTGTATTCAAAGGATGCCAGCCCGGTTGAAATTCCTGAGACTGCAGATGAAGCACAGAGCCA